CGCCTCACCTGATCCGGTATTCTCTATCTTAATGCTAGCGTATCTTCCTCTTGCTCTTGTATCTACTTTATTGGTAGATGATGTAATTGTAAAGGGACTTAATGCAGAGTCTGTTCTAGATTCGGCAGGAAAATCACTTATACCAATGGTTATTTTATTATTTCCTGTTAAAACTTTAAAGTTAGGTAAGAATCTTCTCATAGCTAAAAAGATTTCACTCTGATCTTTTTGTAAAGAGAAACTAAATGATTGCACAAAAGAGGTTAAAGTTGTTGTGCTACCATCAGGGTTAATTTGATCAGTACCAATCTCATGTTCAAACAACACACTTCGACCTAATCCTGTCTCACCTACTATGGCTGGAAAAGTTCCTGTAGCTGTACTATTGTAAGCTGTTGCATAAGGTTTAGGATAAATCAAAGAATCAATCCAAGTTGTTCTAATTGAATTTGTATTTGTTCCACCATACCAGTTACCCATAGGTAATCTAGCATTGTCTTCTCCATAATTGTAAACAGCATATCTGTTATTAAAATCAGAACCTGATGTTGGATACCACCATGTTACTTCCGTAAATAGATTATTAATACCTGCATTTATTTGTTGACCTTTTGTCGTATCAATATTGTCATAAATATCATCCTCTAAAGAACAAGGTAAAGAGTTAACGGTACCATCAAAAGAAAAGAAACCATTTGTGCCCATCCAATAAGCAACACCATCTATTTCAATAGCTGCATTTTGTCCTATCAATCCACAGTTTGTGCCTACTTGTTCAAAACCAAACGTAAATGGTGCACCTACAAACTTCATTGTGTAAAGTGCATTATCAGTCCAAACTAAAATATTTTCTTTTGCAACTAATGCACCCATAATTTTTGTACCATCTTGCAATCTTTGTGTACCTGCTGTGTTAGTTGCTTCAACTGTATATTCATTAATACTTTCATCAGCAGAAAATCTAATAAACATATCGTCTTGTGTAGATGGAGTTCCAATAGTTGTTTCAGTTCCAAAATGAATTAAGTGTCTTGTTGTTGGAGAAACTAACGTTGATCTTGTTGCTGTTGGGTTATTGTTAGTTTCAAATCCTGATGTTGTTGTTGATGCTCTTGTTGTAAGTCTAGCTGCAATTCCTGAATTCCAAGTAAATGTTTTACCATTCAATACAGTTGCAATAAGCACTTCACCAAAATTACTTAAAGACCAAAGTCCAGGTTCTAATGTAACTGTAGATGCTTCTACGGCACTTCCCCATCCTGTAAAGTCTGTTGCGTCAGTTACTGTTGCACCATCACTATGGGCTTGACCATTTGATGTGCCTGTAGTTGCTGTTCCTAATGCACCTCTAGTAATACCTGTTAATTCATTACCTGCAACGCCTGTGTAAGTTATTAATTCGTTACCGACAGCTATTGTTCCTGTTGGACTTGGAAAACCTGTTGTTGATGTTAATCTAATTTGTGTAGCTGATCCGTTGTTACCTTGTGTATCCGCGCTCAACGCTCCGTCTAAATCATTTTGTAAAGCACCTGTAATTGTACCACCATAATTTCCAATACCAAATCCATAACCATAAGATTGTGCAGCTGGACCAACGGGTTCATAAGGTTTTAAAGTTATGCTACCACCAGCACCTACCGTTCCGCTTGCTGCTGATCCCATTGTGATTGTAAAAGTTGTTGGACTTGGAACTGTTATAACTTGAAAGTTTTTATCTTCAAAGTCTGATGCTGAAAAACCTGTACCACCTGGTAGAGTAACATTATCAAATAAAACGATATCACCTACGTTTATATTATGTGCTGCTGAAGTTGTTATTGTAACTGTTGTTGTAGAATTTGTTGAAAGTGTTGCACCAGTAATATCAGCTTTCAAAGGTGTAACATCAAAAAGTTGTCCTTCAAAATATACAAGTAAAAATTTATCTGTGCC